CTGACCTGCCATTAATCTAACAAGTCCGCTAGCTGCCTGCATTGCTAATGCTTCAGATGCCAATTTGCTGATTCTCCGATCTTCTCATTGAAGAGTTATATCCAAGTACATTTCCAAAAGGATCTGTTATAGGAGTGACTCCCATAATTTCAAATACAGTTGGTGTCTCAGTTGGGTAATTTAATTCAGACCAAATTGGATTACCTTTAGGGTCTCTAATATTAGTTATCTTGTCACGAACAGTTAATCTTTCTGAAGTTCTAACTTGTATAACTTGTTCATTAGAATATTTGTTTGAAAATACTTGCTTATCGCTTGATCTGGTGGTAGAGGAATTACTTATAATTCCTTTTGCGTATGCATCTATTGTTCGCTGATACTGCCAATCTCTTTTTATTGATCCTGTATCAGGATCTTGAATTTCATATTGTCTATAAATATCTAACTTCATTGATAATATAGAATCTACAAGATCATACATCATATTACCTGAACTTTGCTTACCATGACATAATCAGACAGTAGTTTGTCCGCATAGGCATTTCCAGTTCCTGCGTAAGCTTCTGAAGTATATTCAAAATCCCAATCATATGTAGATATATTTTTTATATATTTATTTCTCCAAATTTGATCTTTTGCAAAAAAATCTTTCATTAGCTCAACTGCTGCTAACTCAACATCATCGGGGACTTTTTCCCAACCAAATCTACCCTGAACCTTATATGAAACATTTGATCTAAATACACCAGACGTGTCGTATATTGATGGTGGGACAAGTCCGTTTGCTATGTATGTTGTATTATTAAGCATATCTGACTTATTAACTTTAATTCCATATCCTGTAGCAGAAATTTCTACTGTTAGGCCCCAGTTATTAATTTCATTTATATTGTCAAGCAATAATGAATCGTCAGCATAAAGTTCATGAATTGATTGTATTTTTGCTGGCATCGGAAGAGTATCTGAATCGTAACCGTTTAAAACATAAACATCGTCGTACAAAAAGAACTGCTGTCCAGTGTATTGCTCCACTTGTTTTCTAGCATATCTTTCTGCATTTAATAATTCCTTGTATGACCTATAATTTGGATCTGTAGAATCTAAACTAAAGCCTAAATCTTGAACATGATTAAAATCAACATAAGGAGTTAATACAAAAATCTCATCGACTTTACTAATATATTTATCTCCAATATAATATTCCCACCTTAACCTTAATGTTCTATTTCTGTCTGTATACTCAAATGGCACATAGACTATATATGATCCAGGATTGTTTTCATCAGCTACTGTGTCTAAAGTTGCAATAACAGTTTCTGGATTTATTGCTGGATCGATTGCTGGATCGCTAGTAATATCATAAAGTTTTACTTCTGGGTTCTCATCTGGAATTGCTACATCTCCATTCCAGAAAACTTGATGGGTTATCGGAGATTGAGAATTTAATAAAATTTCTGCCATCTATAAGTTTAGTTGTAGTACTCTTGTACCTCTCTAGGAGTAGCTAACCTAAACCCTTCCTCCTTATCAAAAATTTCTTGTGCGATATCAGGCTTCATGGCCACAAAAGGATGATCTTTTGTAAACGTGTGTCCTGCAACATCGTATCTATAATTTGCTCTTGTCATTCTAACCAAGACCATGTCTTCATCTAATTCCTTATTAGGATCAAATTTTGGAAGAACTTCTGGAGCATCTTCTTTAGCGTCTTCTATATTTTTAAGTGTGTTTTGATAGACTGACCAAGTTACGCCTTCTTCTGCCAATGCGGCAATAATATCTGCTTTATTCTTTAGTCCATCTGTTTCTACGGCAAAATCTTCTGCAATTTGCTTTAAATCTTTTACCTTTAGTGTGTCAAATGACATATTTACTCCTTTGGTATGTAAATAAATTATAGCATTAGTAGGTTAAAAGGAAAAGCCCCCAAAATTAATTTGGAGGCTTTTCAGCAGTTTTAATTCCTATTTATTAATTAGGAAGCAACTTTAACGTTCTTAACAACAACCCACGCATCTGCCTGCTCAATTTGGCATCCAACACGAGTATACATTGTATATTCGATGGAGTCCTTCTTTGGCCAGAAGAAGCGATAAACTGTTACATCACGCTTGATACCGATAACTACGTTATTTGGGAATGTCAAGTGGATATCACCAAGATCATTGTCGGCACCCTGAGTTTCCTTCAATAGAGGAACCTCAACAATTGGAATACCAAATGCGAATGGTGCTGTAAATCCAGCTGGACCACCAAGACCTGCAGTATCTCCACGGATAATGCTTGCAGCAATATCTTGTGGGTTAACATTCTGGATATTTTGTGATGTTGAATACAAATAATCCTGAATTAAGTTAGATCCTGACAAGAAGCGAAGATCTGGTCT